ATATATTATTATGAAAATGGGAATATTACTAAAGAGTATTACTACAAAAATGGCAACCTCCACCGAGAAGACGGCCCTGCTGCGGTTGGGTATAGAGAAAACGGCAGTATCGAATGGGAAGCATATTTTCTAAACGGCGAAAATCACCGCTTGGATGGTCCTGCAGTAATAGAATATGATGAAAGTGGGAAATCGCATAATGAGCAGTATTTCTATTATGATGAAAGAGTATCTAAAAAAGAGTTAAAGCTACGCCCTAAAAAGGAATTAAAACTACGTCAACGGGAAGAGATATTGCAAGCGAAAAAAACATCGTATTTGAGAATTAAATTATAACTGTTCATAATTAATATATAGTGCCCCCAAGTCTGACTTGGCGGGCATTTTTTTATAATAAAAGATAAAATGTATGGCCATACGGTCATAAAAAAGGAGGGTTATTGCTTAAAGGTATATCCCGGGTGCTGCCCCGGGCGATAGAGACAAAAGTCACCATGAAGGGAGGATTATAAATGGAGGAGAATAAAGTAAGGCACTGTTGTAATACATGCAAGAATGGCTTTTTATCCCAATGTGAAATATTAAAAAGCCAACCTGAATACGAAAAATATGGAAGTAACAATAATGGAAGTAACTATGAATCCGGGATAGAATGGTTTCGCTTTAAAGAGAACTTCATCTGTCCTGAGTATTCAAGCAGGTATATCCAATATCCTATACAAGTAACACGGATAAATTATGATGAAAGAATAGATCTTAACGAACCTGATATAGGTAGATTTGTGAGGATTAAGCCATGCGGTGAAGAATACGAAGACAAGACATATTTAGGTTTATTCCTTGGCGATTTGCCCGTTGATATCAGGGTAAGACATAACTCTTCCTCTGGAGAGTTAAGTGTTGGGTTTAGAGAGAACCCTGCCATTTTCGTCTTTGCCTTAAATAAAATTATTTATGGCATGGAGAGCTGGTGGGGGATCATCGAGTCAGAAGATGATTTAAAAGAAATTACCCAGGATGTCATCGAAGGGCAATGGTATGTTAAAGCCCTGAAAAAAACTCTGGCTAATTCCTAAAAGGAGGTTTCCCATGATAAAATGTAAAAACTGTGGTAGTGAAAATGTTAAAGTGGGAGTGGATGTATTCATATATGTTGATCCTGGAGACATTTATAGGATTACGAAGAAAGTGATCCAAAAGAAAACCACAGAGCTATGTAGTGCAAATCGTTACAAGGCAACAGTCAAGTGTAAAGACTGTCACCATATAAGCATAGGTTGATATTAAAAAAAAGTCCTGCTAATTAAGCAGGGCTTTTTTTAAGCCTAAAAGGATGTTTTGAATGGAGGCTATAATTCATGTCTGAGACTGAACTCACAAAAGAGATAAAAAAAGCATTAAGGGGGTATGCCCCCAAAATGTCCGGCAAAATGCGGACTATCAGATGGGCGGAAGAGGTAAATGTAGGAAGAGGATATGTTGATGTAATACGGTTCGAAGACTACATAACAAAAGATAATAGTTTTTGTAATTTAGCAGAAATAGATCACCGGCAATGCAAAATAGAAGGGAAGTCATTTCCATGTTCAGATTGTCACGGATGTGTACATAAAAGGCATTCTCATGAGTTGGGAATATTGACAACCTGTTTCGAGATAAAGATAACGATAGCGGACTTCAAAAGTAAAAATGGCCACAATTTTGTCGGAAATATGAACTACTATGTTATCCCTAAAGAAATGTATCAAAGCATTAGCGAAATGTTGCCGCCTGACATAGGGGTAATACTTTATTACGGACACGGGTACTTAAAAAAGAAGAAAGAATGTACCTTTCATAAAATAGAAGAAGCAGACTTAAATAGATATCTGTATAATGCGTTAAAAAAATGGAATGATCAATGGCCGTTCCTAATAAATAACTAAGCTGATATTAATAAATAAGTCCTCCAAGCCCGCTAATGCGGGCTTTTTTTATAACTATTTCTAAGGAGGCAATCTCTAAATGTCAATTATGCAGCAAGAATCAATAAATACAGATATAGATAAATGGCTTAACCAAATAATCGAGGGGGATTGCCTTGAAGTGCTAAAAGAACTGCCTAACAACAGCATTGACTCAATCGTAACAGATCCTCCCTATGAATTAAATTTTATGAATAAATCTTGGGATAATACTGGAATAGCACACAACGTTGAATTATGGAGAGAGTGTTTAAGGGTACTAAAACCTGGTGGACATTTACTTTCCTTTGGGGGTAGTCGCACATATCACAGAATGGCTTGTGCTATTGAGGATGCAGGGTTTGAAATTAGAGATCAGATTATGTGGATCTATGGTAGCGGAATGCCTAAGTCAATGGATATAAGTAAAGCGATTGATAAAAAGTTTGGCGCAAAAAGAACAGAAATTATTGGCAGAAGTCCCTATGAAGGGCGTAGACCAAATAGTTTTGGCGGTAAAAATAATGGAGATATATGTTATGAAGATCATAAAGCACAACCAGAAATGCCAATATTAGCACCAGCAACTCCCGAAGTACAACAATGGAATGGTTGGGGGACTTGTTTAAAGCCAGCACATGAACCTATTGTAATGGCAAGGAAGCCTTTGTCAGAAAAAACCATAGTAGGCAACGTACTTAAATGGGATACGGGTGGAATCAATATTGACGGTTGTAGAATAGAAACATATGTTCAGCCATATGGTCGCTTCCCCGCAAATATAATTCTCGATGAAGAAGCAGGGGAAATGTTAGATGAACAAAGCGGAATTTTAAAGAGTGGTTTTATGAAAGCAGGACACCCTTATGGAAAAGGAACAGGGCAAAATGTTTATGGTAAATTAACTGGAAAAACACAAAGAGATACACACGGAGATTCAGGTGGTGCTTCTCGATTTTTCAAACAATGCAATTACAATGAGGGGGAAAATAGTTGGCAAGAACTACAATGGTATGTCCAATATGTAAAAAAGAATTTGTTGATTATGAATGCAATAATAGAGTCTATTGTTCTAAAGAATGTTACGCAGAGTCCAAACATGTTAATAGAAAATCTTGCGAACTATGCGGAAGTCCAGTTAAAAACAATAGACATAGATATTGTTCTAAAAAATGTAGTAACATTGCAGAACCAAGGGGACAGTCAGTTAAGCAATATGATAGCACTTTTTATGAGAGAAATGCTGAATGTATTAAAGCAAAAAGACGAGATAAGTATCGGTCAGATGCAGAATACAGGAAAAAAGTTAGAGCAAGAGTTAAGGCACACGCTCATGGAAATGTTGAAATGCAACCATGTGAAATATGCGGAAATCCAATTACTGATAAACATCATGATGATTATTCAAAACCTTTTAAATACAGATGGTTGTGTAGAAAATGCCACATTGCATTACATGTGGAGCAATATGGAAGTTGGGGAGAAGGATTATCAAACAGCAAATAGGTTTATGTATTGTGCTAAGGCAAGTAAGGCAGAGCGTGGAGAAGGCAATAACCATCCTACTGTCAAGCCAATAGCACTTATGCGTTATCTTGCAAGGCTTATTACTCCACCAGAAGGTCTAATGCTAGACCCCTTCGCTGGAAGCGGAACGACCCTTGTAGCCTCAAAGCTGGAGGGTTTCTTCTTTATCGGTATTGAGAAAGAGTTAAAATATGTTGAGATAGCTCAAAAACGAATAAATCAGACACAAGTACAACAAAGTTTATTTAATAAAGAATAATCCCTTGCCCCTTCGTAAGGCAATCAAGCGGTTCTTCAAGAACCGCTATTTTTATGACTATTTCTAAGGAGGCATTTTTATGAATTTAGCTTTGTTGTCAGAAATAACTATAGACCCAGATTTTAAGAGTATCGTCCCCCCATTGACAGAGGGGGAGTTTGAACAGCTAGAAGAAAATATAATAGCAGAAGGTTGTCGGGATGCAATAGTGCTTTGGAACAATATTATAATCGATGGCCATAATCGCTATAAGATATGTCAGAAGCACAATCTACCTTATAGTACTATCGATAAAAACTTTCCCAATAGAGAGGCAGTAATCGAATGGATGATACTGAATCAGCTTGGGCGCAGAAACATATCAGCTTACGATAGAGCCAGATTAGCTTTAAAGCTAAAACCAATAATTGCTGAGAAGGCGAAGGAGAATCAGTCTTTGGCTGGTGGGGACAAAGTTAGTGTTAACAGACCGCTTTGTCAGAAATCTGACAAAGCGGCAATCGATACAAAAAAAGAATTAGCAAATACAGCCGGGGTATCTCACGACACTATCGTTAAAGTCGAAAAGATAGAAGCTAATGCAATCCCTGAAGTCAAAGAAAAAGTCAGATCGGGAGATCTAAGTATTCATGCTGCATCGCAACTCTCAAAAGCCCCTGAAGAAGAGCAAAAAAAGATAATCGGTAAAATTGCATCTGGGGAGGCTAAAAGTGTCATAGATGCAAAGCGCATTATTAAGAAAGAAGAAAACAAGGAAGTGGCAGCCCCTCTAGGTAAATATCGTGTATTATATGCTGACCCTCCTTGGCAATATGGCAACAATTTAGTAAGCGGGTACGGAGCGGCTGTAAATCATTACCCAACTATGACTATCAAGGAGTTATGCGAACTGCCTGTTAGCCAAATCACCGAAGATAATGCAGTTTTATTTTTGTGGACTACCTCTCCTCTTTTAGAAGAAAGCTTTGCAGTTATTAAGGCTTGGGGCTTTAAATACAAAACAAGCTTTGTTTGGGATAAAGTAAAACACAATATGGGGCACTACAACAGCGTTCGGCATGAATTACTATTGATATGTACAAAAGGAAGTTGCCTACCTGATAATAAAAAATTGTTTGATAGTGTAGTTGAAATAGAAAGAACAAATAAACACTCTGAAAAACCTGATGAATTTCGGGAGATTATAGAAGCTCTCTATACACATGGAAAAAAGATAGAACTATTCTCCCGCAAAAAAGTTGATGGTTGGGAGGCATGGGGCAATGATCCAAATGTCTCTAGTTAATTATGGCATCCAAACTGAGAAAAGCCATATTAGAGTTCATGTTTGCCCAATTGCCAGATGTGTTTATGTTTACCCTACTATTAGTGGATTGAAAGCTATTTCAACTGGTAAGTATCCCTTGATTTATGCTTATCAAACAGGTCATGAAAACCCAACAGCAAGGGGTTATTTAGTGCCGCCTGATAATATAGCCTGCTGTATTGAAATAGTATTAAATAATAATACATGGGAATTTTTTGATTTTCGAGAAGAAGAGTCTGTTATTAATAAAGGAGAAAAAGCTGTTCGATTAGTGAAAGGCATGATAAAAAAAGGGCTACTCCCGTTTCCAGCCATTCCCAAAATTATCAAGAACCAAAGTATGCAAATTAATGGTATTGACATATTAATTCAGTCCACTAAGCAAAATAATGTACACATCCAAGTGAAGTGTGATTTTAAGGGTGGAGATAAGAACAGGGGAGGAACAGGGAATTTGTTTCTGCAAATACAAGAAGCTAATCCGAAGAAACAGTATTAACATTTAATTGTTTATGGTTAAAGCCAAGTAATATCAAGCCCGCTAATGCGGGCTTTTTTTTATAATCTAAAATAAATTCTGTGGCTACAAAGCCATAGCAAAGGAGGGCTTTTTATGAAAATAGTTTTAATATTCGTGGCCGGATTCATCGCAGGACATTTCCTGCCTAAGTATTTGGGCAAAAAGAAGTATGGAGAATACAAAATATACAAGGAGGAGAAAAATGGCTAAGTACGATATGGCTTCGTTACTCTCCGTCAGAAAAGACTACTGTGAGATATGTGGCAGTAAAGCGGAAGGCTGGCCCCATCACATAAAAACCCGTGGTGCAGGCGGAAGGGAAGAACCCTGGAATCTAATACAGCTTTGTGGTTTATGCCATCAAAAAGCACAGCAGTATAAGATTCCAAGACTAGAAGTAGTAAAGATAGTTGCCAAAAGAG